CAGCAGTTGGTATGAACTCTATGGTAGCTAACACAACTGGTGGTTCTAATGTTGCTATAGGTGGTAGTGCATTAACAGCAAATACGACAGCTTCTAGTAATGTAGCTGTAGGTAATGATGCACTAGCATCAAACACTACAGGAGCAGGTAATACAGCAATTGGAGCAGAAGCATTAGATTCAAATACAACTGGTGGATATAGCGTTGCTATAGGTAATAGAGCATTACAAGCAAATACTAATATAGGTGGTAATGTAGCTATTGGTGCTGATGCTATGTATACAAATACAGTTGGAGATAAGTGTGTAGCTGTTGGTTCTGATGCTTTAAAATTAAATACTACTGCTGTTCATGGTACAGCTATAGGACACTCTGCACTTACAGCAAATACAACTGGTGGAAACAACACAGCAGTTGGTAAAGGTGCATTAGATGCTAATACAACAGGTACAAATAATACAGGAGTTGGTGTAGATGCATTAGGAGCAAATACCACAGGTGTTCATAATGTCGCAGTTGGAGCATCTACTATGGATGCTAATACAAGTGGTGGATATGCTACTGCTATTGGAAATGCAGCTTTAGGCAGTTGTACTACAGGAGATAGAAATGTAGCAGCAGGTTATGCAGCACTTTCTAATGTTACAACAGGCGATGATAATGTAGGAATAGGAGTATATGCAGGTTTTGATATAACTACTGCTAGTGATAATACAATAGTTGGTAATTATGCAGGACAAAATATTACTACAGGTGCTAATAACATAATAATGGGTTACAAGGCTGGAAATGATTTAACGGAAGGAAGCACTAATACACTTGTAGGTCCAAGAACAGGACAAAATATTACTACTGCTAGTAACAATACAGCTATGGGTGTTGATGCTATGGAAGATGCTACAACAGCAGCCGATAATACTTGTATTGGGTCAAACGCAGGAGCAAACTTAACATCAGGTTCTAATAATTTATTATTAGGTAAACAAGCAGGTAAATCTGGTATGCCCGGAGGACAATTTACTTCTCATAGTAATAGAGTAACTTTAGGTAATTCAAGTATTCAAGAATTTAATTGTCAAGTTGCTTTATCTGTCGCATCGGATGAAAGAGATAAAACTGATTTTACAGCATTAGATTTAGGATTAAATTTTGTAAAAGAATTAAAACCATACACTTTTAAATGGGATAAAAGGTCTAACTATGTTGATTGGACTGCTAACCCTGATACAGATTTAAATACTATTACTAATGATGGAACTCATAAAGAAACACAATTAGATATAGGTTTTAAAGCTCAAGATGTAGAAATCTTAGAAAAAGCAGCAGGATATGATAAAGATAATAATACTAACTTAACTATAAACTTATCAAGCGATGGAAAACAATATAGTATGAAGTATGAAAAACTTGTACCTATATTAGTTAAAGCAATACAAGAACTAGAAGCTAGAGTAGCAACTTTAGAAAGTTAAAAGGGGAATAATATGACAACAGTATCAGAAGTATTAACAGCAGCAACAGATAGCGTAAACCTTATAAATGGTGTAAAAGCTGGAAGTTGGGAAGTTATGGACATGACACAAACTGAAATAAATGAAATGGTACAAAGAAATGTAGACCATTTAGAAATTATTTTAGAATATACTGACCCAGATGTTAAAGGTAGTTCAGATGATAAAACATCTTATACTACTGCTATTGCAACTGGTAAAACATATATAACAGATAATAGTTAAGTATGGCAATAAGTCAACCTTATACAGTCGCAGTAAACGGAGGTTTAGTAGAATCATCTAATGTAATTGATTTACTTAAAACTCCCGGAGTTGCAAAAGACTTAAGAAACTTTGAGGTTTCTACAGAGGGTGGCTACAGAAGAATTAATGGGTATCAAAAGTTTGGTACTACAAGTGCTACACAACCTACAGGTAGTACAACAAATATATTAGGTGTATTTCCTTATGCAGATGGTGTTATAGCTACTGCAGGTACAGGAATA